ATGTACTTCGTTCGGTTATCAGATGCAGGTGTTTATGCGTTTTTCGCATTTATCGTGAAACCCCTTTCGCGTTTTTCGTGCGCCGCTTTAACATGATCTTCAAAATATTCAGAATGCAATTGATAAAAAGAATGTAGAACTATCAAGTAAAAGAAATCTATTTTATCTAATTTCGGCAATGGCATCGATTATGATCCTAATTGTTCATTTTGTGTAAAGCAAATAAAAAACATTAAGATCATACTTCTAAGAAAACAAGTGATGAATATCACACGATTGAAACAGAATTAGATGCCTTAAATATTAACAAAGACAATCTCAATGATAATATAAATTTATTATGTAGATGTTGTGGAGCAAAATAAGAAAGTTAATTCGCTCAATCAGAAAAAAATCTGAATATGAAAAGAAAATACAATTATGCAAACTCTGAATTTTTGAAAAATTCTACGAAATTGGTTCAATATGAAAATCAGGTTACTAACATTGGAACAAGATATTCAATCGTAGCTATAAACAAAAGTGATGCAATTGAATCTAATAAAGTTGTAAATGAAGCGATTAGAATCTAGTAAAGGAAAATATTTCAAAAATTAGATACCCTTGTAAAAAGTTCATCTCGCAAAATTGCTGATTTAAATGGTAAATTGATTTTGGCCAACGAAATCAAAAGACAACTTATGAAGAACAAATCAAAAATGCTAAACTGTGGGAATTGCAACAGCAAGCTTATACGTATTATATGATGGCAATTAGTCGTGACGGTATTCCATATAATTTGATTAGCAAAAGGCTGTTGCCTACTATTAGAAGCAGAAATTAACAATATCGCAAATCTGAATTCGTTGAATTCAATGTTAATTTGATTTACGGACTGGCAAAAATGTTATTGGTTATATAAACTATATGATGGTAAAAAATGGCTGATTGAAATGGGTAGCGGATTAGAAAAGTTTGTGTTGTCGCTTGCAACACGTGTTTGCACTCATAAAAATATTCTAATTTACCACGTCCCAAATTTTATAGCCATTGATGAAGGATTTGGTTGTGCTGATAAGGATAATTTGGAATTCAATGCATCGGCGATTATTATCATATTTTCGGTAATACATTTTGATTTTTATTTGGGTAGTAAGTCATTTTGGATGCTATGAAAGATATGGTGGACAAAACAACTAGAAATCAAGAAAGAACGTGGATTTTCCAAGATTGTGTAGCATAAATGAATGACGGTATATATTTATGAATATATGCCACAATTTAGAACAGGTAATAATTTAGGATTATTAAACATTAAAGTAGACGCAGAGGATGCATCTATTTTTATTCCTCATGCGTATTTTTAATTACAGAGTTTAATGGTAATTTTCATCTTGGAAAAAATTCAATTACTGTAAACAATCCACCATCAGATATTAAAATTGAAGCACATGACGCAAATGGTAATGTCAGTTATACTACGAAAAGGCTATCAACAATGATTTTATTAGAAAAACACAAGCAATTACATATGCATTTCATGTTTATAATCAAAATGCCAATGGTATTGGTAAAATAATATTTATTGGTACATTTAATGGCAAATCTATTAGATACATCACCAATGTTAATATAGATACTACTTTAATTAATGATAGTAAGGTTCGTTTTTATGTACCACCTACAATTGAAGTAACTCCATTACTTTCATATGTTACCAGAACAAACACATCTGAAATAAATCCCAAAACAAGCAGTGGATTATGTTATTCTACAGCTATTTTGCCGGGAGCCAATTTTAATATCGATGACACTAAGTATAATAAAAATAATATAGATTATCAAGTTGTTACAAAAACAACAGCTTTTAGTGCTAGTTTTCAATCTTTTGGAATGGTGTTAAATGTTCACAAAATACGTAATCCAAACGGTGGAGGAGAAATAGAAATTAATCAAACATCATCTATCAATATTAAAAATGTAATTAATTACAATACTTTACAATTAGAGTCGCCTATTATTTATAAAAATCCAGCAAATAATAAAAACACAGTTGTAGAAATTACTAGTGGCAGTTATTCAATTAACTATTCAAGTTATCTTTATAATCAAAGTTATTTTACAACTGCAAGTTATATTACTGAAAGTGCGGGTGCAACTACACGTTATAAAAAGTATGTATTGCTGGAAGTTACTTATAAAAATTTAGATACATTTAGCGGAGCAGTTGTTCGACATAAGGTTTATGAAAAAGTTTAAATGTGGCAAGTGATTATGTTTTGATATTAGATGAGAATTTTTCTAATAATGAACAACTTAAAAATAATTTAGTTCCTATAAAAAGTTATCAAAATTTAGGTAATTTTTATACACAATCATTTATTAATACTTTTTTGGTTTTCAAGCAATGGATCTGGCGAATTAAAATACGATAGTTGGTTCTTATATAGATGCCATTAAATATCAGTAGTTCTACAACCATTTCTAGTGGCTACGTTTTAGCTAAATTAAATACTGATCCAGTTAATTATAGAAATGCAAATTCATATTCCATTTTAATCAAAATGAATATTTAAATCAATCCGGTTCATCTTATGATACAAATTTTCTAAAACTAAATCAAAACACAGATTACGTATTGAGTTTTCGACTGTAATTTACTTTCTAAAGATGCAAGTCAAACTGCTTGTTTGATTTTTACCTTACTGGATCATATGGAAACAATAATAAACGATCCAATTACAACGCTGATTATGGAGATTAAACTTTTAGCAAGTATTGAAATAAACGATACTAGTACTTCAAAGAATTTTTATAATACATTTCAATTTAAATTTACTCCATTAAATGATATATATGGTACTTTGGTAATAGTACCAAAAGGATTAAAGTCCGTGGTTTTGAATAATATTTCAATTAAATATGATCGAACAAATGGATTTAGTCCAAGTTCTTATAGTGTTAGAATTCCATTCAATGTAAATCAAGCAAAAGGAATTGTATGACATCAAATCCGAGTTGTATGACAATAATTCAAATTTGGTTTATTCTAATTTAAGAACGATACAAACATTTGATCCAAATGGAGAAAGCAGTCCATCAACAAGCACAGATGCGGCATTTTCAAATTTAACTGTGACGGGAAATGTTATATTTACTGGTTTACCGACTATTTCTTCTGGTTACAAATATGTTGTTATTGATTCTAACAATCAAATTGGATATTTACCATAACAAATTATAAAAATCCCATAAATATTATAATCTTGAATTTTTGACGTATATTTATATTTAGTTTTATATAACAAAAACTGATTTTGAAAGGAAATATAACATATGCCCATTACTGGAGAGTGGAAAATTTAGCCCAGAAGATAGAATCGTGAGTCCCGGTGTATTCACCCGTGAAAACGATCTGAGTGGCGTTGCACAAGGTGTCGCAGATATTGGTGCAGCAATTGCTGCACCGTTCCCAAGGGACCGGGATTTGCGCCAACATTAGTTACTAGTACTGCTGATTTGGAAGCAAAATTTGGTGTAGCTGATGGTGTTTATTATATTCATACACTGCAAAAGAATATTTAAAAGAAAAAGGATTCGTAACTGTTGTTCGTGTCGGTGCATTAACAGGTTACAATCAAAATAATCCGTTCGTTATCTGAGTCGAACCCGGATCATATAATCGTAGCGGCAGCGCAGGTGCATTTACCAGTGCTAGTTCCTATGTATTATATGATACTAATAACATGGCTGCTACATTTGATTACACATCATCTGGTATTGCCGGTACGTTGAAATTTTTGAGTGGGGCTGCTTTTATTGGTAAGTTTAAAAGCTCACAAGGTGATGCAATTAGTGGAAGTGTAACAAATTTCAATAGTGGTAGTCAATTATACTATAATCAACAATTTGCATTCGCATTTCCTTCAACAGTTACAACAACAGCCGTTTATGTAACAAGTAGTATTCAAGGAAGTAGTGCTTCTGGTCCTACCAAAGTATTACAAGCATTGACAGAAACTGCTGGTGCAAGTGGTAGCGTAAGTGGATCATTTGGTAATTCAGTGACTATCGTAAATACTGATAATGGTATTGTTACTAATGGTGGTGCGATTAGTTTGATCAGTGGTTCATTTACATCATCAGTTGCTACTGGTGGTTGTGGTGTTCAATTGGTTGTTAATGGTATCGTAAGTGGTTCATTCGGTAAATTGACTGGTACATTTACTGCAACAAATGGGATCGTATGGTGATCCATGCAGTCCTGTTTCACAAAGTGGTCGTGTACCACAAATTTTGGCAGTTCTTGCTGATACACAACATGCTACATTAGATTCTACACTTACTGCTGCTGGTTTTAGTGGTAGCGTATTAATTGCACCGACCGCTTCAAGTGGAACATATGCTGGAGAAATTGATCGTGCAGCATTGAATTTTCAGTTGAAATTGGCAAGCAATGGTAGCACAGTTGGTTATTATGACTTCTCATTAGATCCAGCAAGTAACAAATATATCACAAATGTATTTGGTACTGATGCAACCCGCAGATAATCCAGCAAAACAAGTTGCGGGAACAAAAATTGAAGCTGCTTATCTTTATAAATTCTTTGGTAGCAGTGCTCAACGTGTTGCTTCAAAATACTTGACTGAAGGTTGGGAAATTCGTGGTGCGGTATTACCAAGTAGTAGCTTTTCAACTGGTAATCCATTAGCTTTCACCGACTCATATTCATTGAATTTGAATGCTGGTGATAGTAGCTATAGTTTGACACATGCAGCAACTCCTTGGATTAAGAGTCAAGGTATTGCTCCTTGGAGCGCAGATGGTAGCACCGCTAATGCAACTAAATTTGAATTGTTCAAAGTTCATACCTTGTCAGACGGAACCAACACCAATCAAAAATATAAGATTGAAATTAGTAATGTAAAATTGGCTGGTACTGTTGCTGGTAGTGATTGGGGTAGTTTCACTCTTGCAGTACGTGACTTTAGTGACACTGAAAAGAAAACCTAAGTATTTGGAAATTTTCCAAAAATTTGAGTTTGGACCCAGACAGTGCAAACTTTATTGCTCGTCGTATCGGTGATCGTTATAATTATATCACTTATGCAGGTAAAATTATTGAATTCGGTACTTACAGCAATTTGAGCAAATACATTCGTATTGAAATGAGTGATATTGCTATATCCAGTAAGTGCAGTGCCTTATGGTTTCCAAGCATATACATGTCCAATTGGTAGCACAGCAACAAACTATGTTCCAGTTGTAAAATACAGTAAAGCAAGTATTTATGGTCAAGCTCCGGGTAAATATGCCTCTGGAACAGTATTCGGTGATATTCCATTGGGTGCTGATGATGAATTGACTGCATTGTATCCAACAGCAAGTACTGGAGTAACTGTTGCAGAAGATACACTACAATATTTCGCTCCAATTCCAGCAATGGGTGCAAATGATAGCAATGGTAAAAACATTGACTTCGATTTGGGTGATGTTTTGGGTAGTGGTAGTGCTGCTTACATTGCAACAACTGGTAGTTTATTGCCAGCCGCAACAAGTGGTAGTGTACCAGCAACCTATGATTCTGCTAACGAATCAAATTACGTTAAAATGCGTAAGTTCGTTATTGGTTTCCAAGGTGGATTTGATGGTCAAAGTCCAGCAATTCCAATTAATGTTGGTAGCGACATTACCGCTGGTAATACACAAGGTTTGAATTGTGTAAATATCAATAGTGCAGGTAGTATTGCTTACAAACAAGTTGTAGGTGCTCTTGGTAATGCAGACGAGTTTGACATTAACCTAATTGCTACACCGGGTATTTTCCACAGTCAACATAGCTATGTTGCACAATTGGTAATCGATATGTGTGAAGCCCGTGGTGATTGCTTCTACATCATGGATAATATCATCTTCCCTAAGAGCAATCAAAGCGTAGGTTTGATTGATGCCGCTGTAAATGATGTAGCTACAATTGATAGTAATTACGTAGGTACATATTATCCTTGGATCAAGATTCTTGATACCAACTTAAACAAGATTATCAGTGTTCCACCTAGTGTTATTATGCCAGCAATTTACGCTGCAAATGACAATTCAAGTGCCGAATGGTTTGCTCCTGCTGGTTTGAATCGTGGGTGGTATTTCACAAGCTGTTCAAGTATTGGATCGCTTAACACATGCAGAACGTGATGTGTTGTATGAAGGTCGTGTTAACCCAATCGCAGCATTTCCGGGTCAAGGAATTTGTGTATGGGGTCAAAAAACACTTCAAGTAAAACCAAGCGCGTTGGATCGTATCAATGTTCGTCGCTTGTTAATCGCATTGAAGAAATTCATTGCAAGTTCAAGCAAGTTCTTGGTATTCGAACAAAATGTTGCTGCAACACGCAATCGTTTCTTGAGTATTGTAAATCCATATTTGGAAAGCGTACAACAACGTAGTGGATTGTATGCGTTCCAAGTTAAAATGGATGCTGAAAATAATACCCCAGATTTGATCGACAGAAACGTGCTTTACGGTCAAATTTACTTGCAACCTGCAAAGACTGCTGAATTCATCATTCTTGACTTCAACATCTTACCAACAGGTGCTCAATTTCCCGGCGCATAATTAGTTCCTAAAAAATCAGACCCTGCTAGAGAAATCTAGCAGGGTTTTTTTATTAATTTCTATATATTTATATATATGATTTGGTTAAAAGACCTAATAACTGAAAATGATGAGGATATTAATGCCGATTTATGGGATGATTGGGAGGATTATATAGATTATAATAGTTATGATATACCAAAAGAAGAATTAATTAAACTTAAAAATAAATTTAATTTAAATATAAAACAATGTTTAAAAGAATTATTTAGAGTATCAGACAATACAAATTCTGAATTGTATATAACATACGATCCTAAATCAGAATCATTTGAATATGTAAAAGATATAAAAGATTGGATTTATAATTTAAGCGATTCTGAAATGGAAGAATTATTGGGACATGGTGTAGATTCTATCTATAATGGATGGATTGAAGGTACATTAGAAGATTTGAAAAGCTAATCCGGGCAAATTATATCATTATACTACAGAAGAAAACTGGGAAGCTATACAGCAAAGTGAAGAGTTGCAAGGCGGCGGCGGCGCTGGATTAACAAATAGATTTTCACATGGTATTTTTACAAGCGTTGATCCAGAAGAACATGCAAGTGGAACATATGGAGATGTATGTTTGGAACTTGATATGGATGCATTCAAGAATGCAAATAATTTATCAGAAGTCAATCTTGAATATGAACCGGATATTGAAGAGTATTTGTTGAGAGATTTAATACGTTCTAAATTAGAATTGGATGACATGAAAATACAATTAGATTCTAGTTCAGGAATGTCACCATATACAATTATAGTCGGACACGATATACCAGTACAATTTATTAAACAAATATGATTACTTTAAAATCAATATTGCATGAATCAAAACTACCATCTAGTGAATTAGAAATGGATAGTTATGCAAAAAACACTTGAAAACAATAGAATATTTAAAAACAAAAAATAAAGTATTATTATTGACTACAAGTAATAGATGGACACAGAATAAAGATGATGTTCCTAAAAGCACACAATTGGCAATCAATATTAAAGAATTTGTAGGAAAAGAAAAAATCTCGCATATTGATGTAACAAAATTGAATATTTTTCCATGTGAAGGTAATGTGAGCAGCAATAAAGAACATAACGGTAATCACTGTGGAACAAAAGATGCAGTATTAAAAGACAAAGAAAAAATCCATCTGGATATCATAGATGTTGGTGTAGTATATAATAAAGTGATGAATTGTGGAAAATAAGCAAAGAATTGTTTGAAAGTGATTGTGTTGTATTTTTGCAAGTATTAGATGGGGACAAGCAAACGGATATTATCAAAAATTAATCGAAAGACTTACTTGGATAGAAAACCGGCATAGTACATTGGGTGAAAACAACATTGTAAAACATATTGATGCCGGATTTATTGCAGTTGGTCAAAATTGGAATGGTGGAAATGTAGTAGAAATACAAAAAAGTGTATTGGAATATTTTGGGTTCAAGACACCTGATCAACTGTTTTGGAATTGGCAATATACAGATAATAATTTAGATGAAACTAAAAAGTCATATAATGCTGCTCCGAATGTTTTTAAAGAAACTTTTGACATATGATTAATTTAAAATCATTAATTATTGAAGCGCAAGTAAAAAAATATCATTTGATTATGCAATATCAAATAAATTTTTTGGACCTATTTATCATGGTACGTCTGCTGAAAAAAGAGAAATAATTGATCGTGAAGGATTCAAAATTTTTTATAATGATGCTAGTTCTGCTGGAACTTCACATGGATATGAAATTTCAAATTATTATGGTGGTATACCTGCGCCGGTCCATCATTTAGGATTTGGAGTTTATATGACTACCGTAAAGAATCTTGCAAAAATATAATGATGGAACTATTAGTGGATTGAAAATTTATTATGCTGCAGTGCCTCGTTTGGAAATTATTAATTTTGCAGCAAATTCTACGATGATGAATTGGTGGATTAGAAACGGATATGATTATGATACAAAATCTCCAGAAAAGTTATTTGGTAATTCAAAAACTAATTTAGCAGCTATTAAAGCAGAACGTTATCATGCCACAGTTAAAATGACAAATTATTTAAAGTCAAAATATGATGCAATTTGGTTTAAGGGAAAAACGCTGTTCAGAACATTGGATGGCGATCAAATTTGTATTTATAATCCAGATAATATATATGAAATAGATACTAAATTATCTGCACCGTATACAGTTGGTAGTAAAGTTGTTTCAAAAATTGATATTGATAATATTCCAATTGGATCTAAAGGAACAATTTTAGATAAACAGAATATTAATCCTCTTCAAAAATGGGCCGCTAGGTTCAGATTTTATATATACTGTAAAATTTAAAAATGGCGGCACAAAATATAATATTTTAAAACAATATATAGATCCTGTTATTTAAAAATATAAAAATGACTTACTGCGTATAATTTATATATAATAAAGTGGTTATGATTTATTTATGAAAAAAGCATCCGGAAAAAGTAATTTAAGTATTGTTCGCAATTATTTAAATGGAGAACGTCCATTTATACAAGTTGGTTATGACGAAAATATAGCGTTACAAAATAGAAAAAGAAGGTGAAGAGTGGGAAGACAGTAATGGAGCTAAATGGATAAAGAAAAACGGATATAAACGTCGTGTCAGTAAAAAAGCACAATACGTACTTGAACAGCGTTGTACCATTTGTAATGCAGACATGAAGTGGGGCAATCACTTGGATCAAAAAATTTATCCAAAAACACAGCGTTGTTATGAATGTAATATTGAATTTGAAAGTGTATTAAAAAGTCGTGGAATTTATAATGATTACGAAAAATTTAAAATCATTAATAATGAATTATCCATGATGCGAGATTTTAAATCAAAAGTCGTTGATAGTATTCAATATCTTGAGAATTATACACCGAAAACAAAAGATCCTCAATTTTTCAATGAAGATGGCAGCAATGAAATTTGGGTAGATAATACAGACAGACGTGAAATTGTATTAAAGCATTTGCATGAAGATTTACAAAAAGTAAATAATGGAATAGAATTGGCTGAAAGCGAATTGAAAAAAATAAAATATGATTTGAATATCGATCCTGAAATAAAAAAATTAACTCTGCTAAAGATAAAAGAAAAAGAGGAGAAATTATATAATGTCTGAAAAAACATTAAAACAAGCAATCAAAGAAGAATATAAAAAATGTTTTCTTGATCCTATGTATTTTATGAAAAAATACATAAAAATTCAACATCAAACCCGTGGAATTATTCCATTTGAATTGTATCCTTTTCAAGAAGAAACGCTTCAAGCTTTTATAAATAACGATAGAAATATAGTTTTAAAATCTAGACAAATGGGTATAAGTACACTGGTTAGTGCGTATGCTCTATGGGTAATGATATTTAATCCGGGTAAAAATATTCTTGTTTTGTCTATCACACAAGCATCGGCAAAAGAAATTGTTTCTAAAATAAGACTTGCAAATAGTCATTTGCCAGCTTGGCTAAAATCTCCTCCAGTAGAAGACAATAGATTGTCATTAAAACTAAAAAATGAATCGCGTGTATTGGGCCGCATCCAGTGATTCTGACGCTGCGCGTGGATATAGTTGTTATTTGCTTGTAATGGATGAATGTGCATTTATTGATAATGCGGAAGAAGTTTGGACGTCCGCGCAGCAAACGATGGCAACTGGTGGTCGCGCAATATTATTGTCAACTCCGAATGGAACCGGAAACTTTTTTCATTCAACGTGGGCAGCAGCGGAATCAAAAAGAAATACATTTAATAAAATTAGATTAAAGTGGAATTTACATCCAGATAGAGATCAAGCTTGGAGAGATAGACAAACAAAAGAATTGGGAGAAAAAAGAGCATCTCAAGAATGTGACACAGATTTTTTAACATCTGGTAATACTGTAATTGATTCTGAAACACTAGAATTTTACAAAAAAGAAAAAATGAAAGATCCTTTAGAAATGCGTGGGGCGGATAGTGGTTATTGGATTTGGGAATATCCAGATTATACTAAAAATTATATTATTTCAGCGGATGTAGCTAGGGGTGATGGGGCAGATTATAGTGCATTTCATGTAATTGATGTAGATAATTTGACTCAAGTAGCAGAATATCAAGGACAAATTAGTACAAAAGATTATGGTAACTTTTTAGTATCAGTTGCAACTGAATACAACAATGCATTGTTGGTCGTTGAAAATGCAAATATAGGCTGGGCAGTGTTGCAGCAGATAATAGATAGACAATATCCACATACTTTTTACAGCAGTGTAGATTTACAATATGTTGATATAGAACGTCAAATGTCAACAAAGTATAATCAAATGGATAAAAAAATGGTGCCGGGATTTACTACAACTATGAAGACCCGCCCATTGATTGTGTCTCGTTTGGAAATGTATTTTAGAGAAAAATCAGTTAGTATTAACTCTATAAGATTATTGAATGAACTGAGTACATTTGTATGGAATGGAAACAAACCAGAAGCAATGAAAACACACCATGACGATTTAATCATGGCATTTAGCATTGGACTATGGGTTCGCGACACGGCACTAAAATTGCGCCAGCATGGTATTGATTTAACAAGAACCATGTTGAATAGTATAAACAGAGTTGGTGTCGCAGATCCTATATATAAAAGTGGACATTTAACTGCTCAACAAGCATGGGAAATGAATATAGGAAAAACAGGCAATGATAAAAAAGAGTCTTTAAATTGGTTATTATAAGATATATATACAGATATGCCTATAGATGAATTCAAGAGTTGAAACAACGTTCGTTGTTTTCAAAATTAAGAAGATTATTTAGCACCGATGTCATTGTTCGCAATGTTGGTGGCAAAAAACTAAAAGTAATAGATACTGACGAATTAGCATACGCAACAGATCGTAATACATTACGTGATCGTTTTAATCGTATTCGTACCAGTGCATACAATCAATATAGCCGAGATTTTACCTTGAGTTATCAAGCGGCACGTATCGAATTGTTTAGAGATTATGATTGTGTTGGACCAGATACAATTATTCCACTGCCAGACGGAACACGACCAACCATAGCAGAGTTGACCGAAAAATACAAAGATAAACCACAAGAACGCTTTTATGTGTTTAGCTATGATCACGAAACGGATAGTATTAAATTGGGAAAAGCGTATCATCCTAGAAAAAGAAGGGAAAACGTCAAGGATACAAAGTCACATTTGATAATGGGCAGCATGTTATAGCTAGTCTTAAACACCCATTTATGATGAGAGATGGATCGTATAAAAGAACATTTGAATTACGAGTGGGTGATTCTGTGATGCCTTTTTATCAAAAAGATTATGGATATAACAAACATGGATTTAAACGATATCGCAAATTATATAATTTTTCAAAAGGATGGCAATCTGAGCATAAAATTGTTGCTGAACAATTTTATCGACCGCTTCAAAAAAATGAAGTAGTTCATCATTTAGATATAAACGGTTCTAATAATATGCCGGATAATCTATTGATAATGGATTGGAAAGAACATAAAAAATATCACAGTGAGTATAACAAGAATGTATTATGGAGCGATAAAAATTATGAAAATCAAATTAAATAAATTAAAATCTCATCCCAATTATATTAATAGTAGATTTTCATCATTGGAACGGAGAAAGATCAGGGAGAAAGTAATCCTTTTTACGGAAAAACACATTCCGATGAATCCAATACGAAAAACGATCCGAGACGTTAAAAAAAGTATTTAAAAATAGAGATCAATCCGATGTTAAGAATCCAAAATATCGTCACGACATTACTTTTGAGAATGTTAAAGAAAAAAGCATTTGAATATTATAAAGAATATTCAAAAATATAATATTATGGGATTTTATTTCACACATTCATTGGGATCATTCGACTCTTCAAACTCGTCTCAAAAAAGAAGGGCATGATTGGAAATCATTTAAAAAAGAAGTCGTTTCTACACTAAATCACAAAATAGTGTCTATTGAACATAATTGGAGAAATTGATGTGTATGATGTTACAGTTGAAAAATATGAAAATTTTGCAACAGATAGTTGTTTCGTTAGTAACACAATGGACATAGGATCCAATAATATCTTCTGCTCTCGACATTTATGCAGACGAATGTTTAACACAAAACGAGGTGGGTGATATATTAACAATTGCATGTCACCAACGGTAACGATAATATCAAACAAATTTTGCATAATTTGTTTTATGACATTTTAAATATTGAATTTAATTTGTGGAGTTGGACCTCGTAATTTGGTTAAATACACGGAGATTTTTATCTAAAAATGTATGTAGGCCCAGAATTTGGAGTTTACGCCGGTTGAACCAATTAGTAGTTATAATGTTACTCGCGTTGAAAATAGTGATTTAAATAATAAAAATTATATTAAATTTCAAGTAAACTTACCAGAAGGCGGTAAAATCGAAGAATTAGAAAATTATCAAGTTGCTCATTTTCGTTTGTTGAGTGATAGTAATTTTTTGCCGTATGGTAAGGGTGATTATTGAAGGTGCGCGTCGTGTATGGAAGCAAGTAAGTTTGATGGAAGACGCAATGTTGATTCATCGTATTATGCGAGCACCTGAAAAGCGTATTTATAAGGTAGATATTGGTAATATTCCTCCAAATGAAGTTGATCAATATATGGAAAAATTGATCAATAAAACCAAAAAAGTACCATATATTGATGAAAAAACTGGAGATTATAATCTTCGCTTTAATTTATGGAACATGGTTGAGGATATTTATTTACCAGTGCGTGGTAGTGATAGTGGTACAAGTATTGAACCATTGAGTGGTATGGAATTTACAGGTATTGATGATATTGAATATCTGCGTAACAAGATGATGGCTGCATTGAAAATTCCAAAGGCATTTTTGGGATACGAAGAAGATTTGAGCGGAAAAGCAACTTGGCGGCAGAAGATGTTCGTTTTGCACACTGTTCAGCGTGTTCAAAAATTTATTGTAAGTGAGTTAACTAAAATTGCCATCGTTCATTTGTATTCACAAGGATATCGTGATGCAGACTTAGTTGATTTTAGCTTGGAATTGACAAATCCTTCTACAATTTTTGGAAAAAGAAAAAAGTTAGTGTATGGCAAGAAAAAGTTAACGTTGCTAAAGACATGATGGAAGCAAAAATTTATAGTAAAAGTGGATTTATACCAATGTGTTTAACACCAGTGACGATGATATGACAGTGATTTTAAATGATATTGTTGAAGATGCAAAACAATCATATCGTTTGAAAAAGATTGAAGAAGAAGGTATCGATCCAGCAAAGCCATATAATAAGATTAATACAGCAGAAACAGGTGGCGGAAATGAAACAGGTGGCGGAAATGAAACAGTTCCGGGTGAATTAGATCTTCAAAACCAGAAACACCAGCAGAAACGCCTACACCTGCATTAAAAGAACGTGATCAAACAGGTCGTAAAAAGGCATCTGACTATCCATTTGGAGAAGATCCGTTGAAGTGGTGAAAACATTCGTCGTTCAAATAAAACTACAAAAAAACATCCTATTTCACATGCATACAAAATAATAGTCCTTTGAGTTTTGAAGGATTGGATTTGCATCTGTGTGGTAATAATAAAAAATCAATCTTAAATGAAAAAGAAGAATCATCTAAAAATCATTTTTAGATGAATCGAATATTATTGAGTAAAGTTAGATAAATATCGTATTTAAATCAATTTTACACATTTTTCTCTATATTTATAAAATAACGGAATAGACATTATTATGTATGAAAGCAAAACATTCTAAGTTTAGAAATACTGGGTTGCTATTTGAGTTACTTACTCGACAAGTAACTGCGGATATTTTGGCTGGAAAAGATGAATCGCCAGCCAAAAAATCTTTTGTTTAAGTATTTTTCTCCAAATACGGAACTTGGACGCGAATGGCAATTGTATAACTTTTTGGTAAATGAACTAAGCTAAAGATGAAACACTTGCAGAAAAATATATTTCAATCAGTTTAAAACAACGCGAAAAGCTTGATAACAAAAAACTTACAGAACAAAAATATAATTTAATCAAAGAAATCAACACTGTCTATTCCGCAGAAACATTGTTGAAATCCAGTTTAAAAAATTATAAATTATTTGCGTCAATTTATAAATTGTTTGAAGATCTATATCAACAATAAAATTAAATTTGATATTCAAGAAGTCATACAAGCTAGAAATTTTATTAGTGAAAATCTTTGTGGCATAAAGAAGAAATCACTTGAAGCAGAAGAAGATGTCATTAAAATTTATAAACAACAAAGCGAAGATATTCGTATGTTGTCATATAAAATCATGGTTGATAGTTTGAATGAAAAATATCAAGGACTTGATCAAAATCAAAAACGTTTGTTGCGTGAATTTATTAACAATATTACCAATACAAATTCACTGAATGAATTGATCAATGAAGAAGTTGAAACTGTAAAGAAAGAATTAACTCAATTGAGTTCAAAAATTGATTCGGATGTTATTAAAATTAAAATTACAGAAACTGTAAAACAATTGGATAAAGTAAAACCATCAAAGAATGTCAAAGACAATCAAATTATGGTTTTGTTGCTTTCATATGAACTCATCAAAGAAATAAAATCTAAAATTTAATAAATATGAAAAAAGATAATGTAATGCCACCAAAGGGAAAAAAGTAATTGTCGGATCTACTTTGCGTGAAAAATTAAAAGCTAAGTTAAAAGAACTGATCCGCAAGCAAATGAAAGAAATTTCAACCAGTGGTGCTGCTGGTGGCAGTCCTGCTGATGGCAGTGCTGGTCCAGTCAAAACACCATATGCATTTGGTAAAGTTAAAGATCCTACAACTGGTTTGGATGGATACAAGCAAGTTGGTAAGAATGAAACTGGCACTATCAACGAAAAAGAAGCTAAAAAACCTGAAAAATCAGAAAAAAACCTACTAAATACGAACCAATTGTTAAGCCAAAGAAAAGTACACCAGTTGATCCAGACAAATTTGCAAAATTGAAAGCAAAGTTAAAAAGTGTAGAAGATGAATTGACTAGTTTGGCTGAACCACCTGAAAACTTAAAACGCTCAGAAGAATCTGACTAATATGTCAATTAGTTTAAAAAGATTAATTGAACTCGACAATCAAGATAACGAAGCATTGGAGCCACAAGCTCCGAATGCTTACAAGCCTATTGTTGCCCAACAACCAACAACGCCGGGACAAGAATTTAATGTTGGTTTAGATTTTACAAATTTTGAACGCACAATAGCTGCTTTTACTGAAAATGCAAAAAATGCTTTTCAACAAAAACTAATGAGTTTAGTTGGTAATAAAAAAGTATTTTTGCGTGGCAGCAAGAGGTTACGGTCAACCAATAAAAGATTATACTATCAATGTAAAAAGTGTTAGTATTGATTTTTATTATGAACGTTATGTTGTTGTTTTCAAAGATGAAAATGACAAAGAATACTTTTTAGAGCCGGGATACAAAATTAAAATTTTGGGTCAGGCGCAAATTGTTCCAAAAACACAAAAAAGAAAAAGAAACAACAGCCTTTAGTTGCACCAGTTCAACCAAATATTAATACTAGATAATATGAATAAAGAATTACTTGTTGATTGCATTTCGTTTGCAGTGAGTCGTGATGTCATAAATGAAATGACAAACAGTGGCGGACCATTTGTAGTAAAAGGCGTATTGCAACGAGCCAATGCAAAAAATCAAAACGGCAGAATTTATCCAAAAGCAATTTTGGAACGCGAGGCTGTAAAATATACTGAAAACTTTATAAAACAACGCCGTGCATTGGGTGAATTGGATCATCCAGAAACCAGTGTAGTAAACTTACAAAATGTTAGTCACAATGTTTTGGAAGTTCACTGGGAGGGTGATGATTTGGTTGGTAGTGTTGAAATTTTGACGACTCCAAGCGGCAATATTTTGCGCGAACTGTTTAAAAGTTCAATTAACGTAGGTATTAGCAGTCGTGGAGTTGGTAGTGTAAAACGAAAAATGGCAGAAAGTGCCGATGAAGTTCAAGAAGATTTTGAACTTATTGCTTTCGATTTTGTAAGCAATCCAAGCACACAAGGAGCATTTTTGCATCCTTCAGGCTCAAATTCAAGAAGGTATAAACACAGTTAAAAATCCTATTACAAACAAATGGGATAATGTAAATAATATTATTAGAGAAATTTTAGGAGAGATTAAATAATATATGAATAATAAGAATACAATGCAAAATGAAGGAATGTGGGATCGCATTTCAGCGGGATGGACTGGTGTTAAAACATCAGCATCAAATTTAGGTACTGCCGTTGCATCTGTTGCTGCGGGAACTCCGTTAAAATTAACAAGCGTGCAAGATGCAAAAAATTAAACATTTATTTAGCATTGCTCAAGCACGTATGAAGCCGTTTGTTGGTAAAACTGAAAGTCGGTAATGTTGAATCTAAATTAAATGCTGAAATTGAAGTTAAAAAACAAATATTGGGTTTTATTCGTGATTTCATGAAAATGACAGGTGAAAAAACCTGACAATGTAATTGCAACTTTACAACAACCACAATATAAAGATATTGCAGATTATTTAAAAAATATAGGAGTTTCGGTTCCACCTGTTTCTTCAAAATCTGCTTCAAAACCTGCTTCAAAACCAAAATCAGTATCAACTAAACCAACATCAACTAAACCAAAATCAACGCCAACTATAGCAGCAATTACTAGTCCAAAACATGCTGCTAAATTCAATGGTTTTGTTTTTGACGATACAACTAAATTGTGGAGTGATCCAAAAGGAAATGTATTAAATGCCGCAGATTCCACAACAAAAACCGCTGAATATCTAAAAGCTTATAACGCTGGTAAAATCGATAAAAAAGGAAATCTTATTCCGGAAAATATTAACAAAATTACATATAAAGAGTTTTTTGTATAATTGATAATATTTATTAACATATGATTACGCTAAAGAAAATTATTGAAGGAGTAGAACAAGAAACTACCAATGAATTGAGTGGTATGATGGGTCAGTCACCTACTACTTGGGATACACCAAAAGCATTTGCGCCATCAGGTGCTCCTGTTCGTACCAATGAAGCGTTACCTTCAAAGAAACTGACCGCTGAAGAAAAGCGTAAATTGCTTGGTATGGTTGGTCAGTCTCAATGAATATCGTCGTGCAATGAAAATGGCAGATGAATTAAAGCAAGTTGCTGAAAATATTGTTTACATTGCAGAAATGACTGAGAAGTATGGTTTGAATGAAACCAGTGAATGGTTTGAAGGCGTAACATTGGAACGTGATATGAAAGAAATCAAAAAACATGCAATGGATTTACAAAAAGCCGCTAATAAAGATTCATCCGTTATGCAAGGAAGCCGAAGCATTGTACGAAGAAATCGGTCTAAAATTAGAAAGATACTTTAATCTCTAAAAAATAAACCCCGCTGAAAAGCGGGGTTTTTATTATACTTCTAGTTTACCGAATTCATCTATTTTTTCCATCATATTATCAAATGATTTAAAATAATGTTTTTCGTTCATTCACTTTTAATTCATAACCTAATTTTTTGTGTTTTGCAACACTGTATTTATTCATATCAAGATCACCGGGAATACTTAATCCCATGTGACTATCACCTTCAATTTGAAATCCCATACCTTCCAACATATCAAGATCTTTCATTTCCCATGAATTAGGATTGTCCCAATCATCTATTTTATAGTAATTTTCATTTTTGTAATCCGGAAGAATGATAATCTTTACGAATATTCATTGGTTGTTTATAGTTATTATGATTGCTACCAACACTATGACGTTTTGAATTAATAGTAATTTGATTTGATTGCATAATTTTATTTGTTCATTAATAATGCCTTTATGAAAAAATTATAAATATTGCTCAAAAAATTTGGAATATTTACATTTTTATCAAATGGACTTGCTTCTCTTTTAAATACTGTTCCCGGAGTATCTATATTTTCTCGGCTATCAAAGGGTACATACCACATAACATATCTATATTGATTAGTATTTTGTGGATTGATAACTTTTCTTATAGTAAAATGAAAATTTGTTGGAGTATTATTTACTTCAAACTTAATTGTATTATTGGTAAAATCTATAGAACTAACATTTTTGTATACATGCTTGATTGCTTCTTTTATTTTTTTCAAGTTCTTGAGGACCGATTGGATATGGTCCGTTATATCCTTTTGCAATACGGCAGTCAAGTTAGTGTCGTCCGCTTCTTTTGTTTGAATCATTTCGGATTCTAACAATACTTTTTTGATGTATCTTTTTAATAATTGTTTTTTGTTTTTCGGTCATATAAATAAATATCTAAAATTATTTTAACTTTTGATTTTTTTATTTATATTTATTTTATAGTAATACGACATTTCCTTTGTCGCAATAAATATTCTAACTCTATTGGAGTTTCTATAATAACTTCAGAAACAAACAAAGGATAAAACAATATGTCAAAATTATTACAAGAAGCACTCCGCTGACGCAAAAGCTGTCAAGCGCATTGCTATCGAAAATGCCAAAGTGGCATTGGAAGAAACATTTCAACGCGAAGTAACAGGAATGTTTCAAAAAACAAAATCAAAGAAGAACTAGCCAGCGAGGAATCTGTTAATCAGAAACCAGAAGATGAAATGGATGAAAACGTTTCAAGTGGCATCGGAAAAGGCAGTGCAAAACCAAAGAAACAACCACATACGAAAGTTTCTAAATTAGAAACTGGCGTAAAGTTGGACGAAGAGGCTGAAGAAGTTGACGAAACTATTCAAGAAGAATCTGAAGAAGCTGTTCACGATGAAACTATTACCAATGAAGAATTGGAAGAAATCTTGAGTAGCTTGGAAGAAGAGTTAGATGAAGAAGGTGAGCCAGCACCAGCACAACCTCCAGTTGATCCAACTGCACAACTTACTGCTCCTGCACCAGTTGATCCAAATGCGCCAGTTGATCCAAATGCACCAGTTGCACCAGTTGCACCAGTTGCACCAGTTGCACCAGTTGCACCAGCGGCTCCTGCACAACCACCAGTTGCTGAAGAAGAGGAAGGTATGGAAGAAATCAGTCTCGATGAGCTTTTGAGTGAAATCGGTGCTGAAGAAAGTTGGAAGAAGCAAGAGAAGAAGAAGAAGAAGAAGAAGAAGATGGTTTGAAAGAAGAAAATGCTTCTCTTCGCGCTCAATTGAGCGAACACATTAAAGTCGTTGAATATTTGCGTGAACAAATCAACGAAATTAATCTATTGAATGCTAAATTGTTGTATACCAACAAATTATTCAAGCAATTTGGTTTGAGTAATGCACAAAAATTAAGCATTGTTGAAAAATTCGACTTGGCAAGCACGCTTCGTGAAGTCAAGTATGCATATACAATTTTAGCCGAATCATTGAATTCCGGTGCATCAACAGTCAAGAAGACAAATACTGCTGCAAAATCTATCACCGAAGGTTTGGCAAGTAAACCAGTTGCATCTACAAAACCATCAAAAGATGTAATTGTTGAAAACACTAACGAGATGGCTTTAAGATTCCAAAGACTCGCCGGAATCAAGAAGTAATTTTAATGGTGAGCAAACCAAACAAAAATAGATAAGGAAAATATAAAATATGAGTGATATTAAGTCATTATTGACAAACAATATGAATCCACAAGCACGAGTTGATGCATGAAACTCGTCGATTGCAAAGCAAGTGGGATAAAACTGGTCTTCTCGAAGGATTGGGCGGCGTAGAAAAAGCCAATATGTCCATCTTGCTTGAAAACCAAGCAAAGCAATTGCTTGATGAAGCAACCGCTACAGGTACATCAGCAAACAGCGAACAATGGGCTGGCGTAGCTCTTCCATTGGTTCGTCGTGTATTCGCCGAAATTAGCGCTAAAGAATTCGTATCAGTGTTCAACCAATGAACCTTCCATCTGGTCTGATTTTCTATTTGGATTTCAAATATGGTTCTACCAATGGTGGATTCAATGCAGACACAACCAGTAGCTATAGTTCATTGTTCGGCGGAACGGGCAAAAAACTCGGTTCAACTGACAGTGCAACTGGTGGTCTGTATGGCGTAGGTCGTTATGGATATACATTGAATGACATTACATCAACACTTGCAGTTGCAACAGGAAGCAGTGGAACTGCATATTTCACTACTGCATCATACAGTGATGTAGACTTATGATCAATCATATAGCTCAAGCGTTGTGGCTGGTGAAGTTTACAAAGTTGTTGTTAACTTGGAGATGGTGAGTTCTGGTGCAGCAAATCCAAATGCATCTGTAATCAGCAGTGCCGACTTGACTGCTGTTCGTAGCTTTACATTTACCAGTGCAAGTTTGACTCCATTGAACCAATTTCAAGCGGTGTACAATACCGAAGCTTGGCAAGTCCTCAATACAAAGCTATCTTGTTCTTCAGTGGTGCTGCTTCGCTTCGCACTTCGCAGGAAAAGTTACAGGCAGTGTAATGTACAGCAAACAACCAACTGATACTACCCGTGGAGACTTTGAAGACAAAAATCCATTTAGTGGTACTGGAACAAGCGGTATCAATCAAGGTGCTGACATTGGTATTCCAGAAATTAACTTGGAACTGGAAGAGCGAACCAATCGTTGCCAAGACTCGTAAGTTGAAAGCAGTCTGGACACCAGAATTGGCTCAAGACTTGAATGCTTATCATAGCATTGATGCAGAAGCAGAACTTACTGCTCTATTGAGTGAATACGTGTCTATGGAAATTGATCTTGAAATCCTCGACATGTTAATTACATGCTGCTCCGGGTGTAACAACTCAAGCATGGAGTGCCAAGATCGGTAACGAATTAGCAGTCAACTTGGATACAGATGGTAACGCTACATAGTATTCACTTTGAGCACCGATGCTGCTAACACGACTGCATACGTTAAGAGCACTTGGTTCCAAACTCTTGGTAACAAGATTCAACAGTGTATCTAACAAGATTCACCAATTGACTCTTCGTGGTGGTGCCAACTTCCTTGGTTGTAAGTCCAGATGTTGCAACTATCTTGGAATGCTATTCCAGGCTATGTAGTAAACACAGATGGTGATAGTGCCAAGTTCGCAATGGGCGTAAGCCGTGTTGGTAGCTTCGCAAGTCGCTTCCAAGTTTACAAGAACCCATATATGGTTGAAAACGTAATCTTGGTTGGTTTCCGTGGAAATAACTTCCTCGAAACTGGTGCAGTTGTATGCTCCATACATCCCACTCGTACAAACTCCGATTGGTATACGATCCAATTAACTTCACACCACGTCGTAGGGTATTGACTCGTTATGCTAAGAAGGTTAATCCGCCCAGAGTTTTATGGAAAAGTATATATTGGTGATCTTGACCAGTATAATCCGTAACGATGTAGTTAGTTAAAAAGAAACCCACGGTAGAAATGCCGTGGGTTTTTTATTTTTATTGTAGTATTTATATAATATGATTAAATATAAAGATTTTTATACGTTATTAAACGAAGTAACATATGATGTTTTTCGAGGAGACGATATTAATTTTCAAAAATTTGATGCATTTTCATCGGAAAATCGACGGGCACTTATACAGTTGGATTTTGGTTTACAGATAATGAAGAAGCTGCAAGTTTTTTGGCGAAAATGTAGAGAAAGTCTCAAATAACATTAAGCAATCCTCTTAAAGTTTTCAAGCAAACAATTTGCTGATAATTATCCACACCGGACCTGTTTGGTGGGCAAAAAAAGCAAAATCAGAAAAATATGATGGAGTTACTAATAAAAGATATAATGGATGGAGATACTAATTCGACTGTGTTTTGCGTATTTAATATAAATCAAATAGTGTTTAAACAATGATAACTATGTGCATTATCATATGAAATTAACTTGACATTGTTGAAAATATTGTTCATCCAGCCAGAACCTATGAAATTAGTCAAGAGGGTTTCTGTTAGTCTCAAATTTAAAATATCATTTGGAACGCAATTTAACTCTTGAAGAATGTTGTGTTTCGTCGTTATAGCCAAGACATATTTCGCTTTAGTGAACGAAGTTGAGAAAATTATACAATCAAGATGCAATCGAGTTGAGATGGTTATGATACTGACATTGTTGAAAGCGATTTGGGAGAAACTGCAATATACGGGGATCGTGAAGTGTATTTGGATGCTCCACTTGAAGAAGATGTTGATGAACAGCTAATCAACGAATCAATTGAAGAAGCAAAGCATCGTGGTCGTAATGTTAAATTAAATCGTCCATTTAGAACTCCGGAGGACCTAAAAAAATTTGCTGTATATGTTAAAAGCAAAGCTGGTAAAATTAAAAGTAACGTTTGGTGATCCAAAAATGCGTGTTCGTGCAAGTAGCAAAGCTCGTCGCAAGAGTTTTTAGTGCTCGTCACAAATGTAGTCAAAGACCAGCACAGCCGCAGGATATTGGAGTTGCCGTAGTCATCGAATTCGTAGTTTGGGAACCAAGAGCAAAGGTCGTTATTATTATGAATTATATGATTAAACTTAAAAATTTAATATTAAAATCAGATAGTACTCAAGTTAAAACGACTGTATTAAGACCAAAAACTACGTATTATCATGAATGCCCACATTGTAAAACGGAAATTTTGAAAAACATACATATGTTGAATTTGTAAACGAAGATAAAACTAAATTTATAGAATATCACAGTGATTGTAAAAGCCTATCAAATTTTATAAAACACAAGAAGAAGTTGGATAAAATTGAAAAAGTTTTACAATTTTCTAAAAAAATAAAATGATTAAATTAAAATCATTATTAATAGAAATGGATGACTCGTATCGAAAGTTGCATACGGCTCCAAATTCAAGTAATGGTGCTCCTTTATATGATGTGACAAAAATATATCAAAGATGATATTTACACATTAGATTTGATTACAACCGCTAGATATTATGGTGAAGGACGTGACATGAATCTACATTCAATATCGATTATTAGATATGTATATAAAAAACCAAATGCAAGAAATTAAAATTTATAGAGCTGTTCCAAATCTTTCTAAAGACATAGATGATAAACTAAAATATTATAATAATATTTATGATAATTATAGATAAATTTGGATTTCCTCCAATAAAAGATCGTGAAGCCAGTGGTAAATTTCATGACATGGGATATAATAAAGAAAAATATTTAGAATTCTTAAGAGATATTGTTAATAAAACTTAGTGAAGAGAAAAAGAAATTAAAATTAACAATAAACAATGGAGACTGGGTTACTATTAACAGATTGTATGCAGTCGAACATGGAGAATCGAATCTATTGGGTAATTATAAAATATTAACAAAGACAGTGCCTGCCAATACATTGTATACGGGAGATTCGTTACACGAATGGGGTTATAATATATGAAAATGCCATTTAAAGAAACTGCATTGGGTAATAATCAATATCTTCGTGAATTTGTTGCTGATGCCAATCGTGATTCTATCGAAGAGTGGCATCGTGATCGTGAAGATCGTGTTGTTGAAGTAGTTGAAAATAGCAATTTGGTTATTGCAAATGGACAATGAATTGCAATTGTTAGAAGGCAAATATTATATTCAAAAGAAAGTTATCATGAGTTATAACTGAGACAAGCAAATTGGTTGTAGAATTGCTAAATTGATATGATTAAATTAAAAAATATATTATTGGAAATGGCAAGTGATATTAACTTTGGTATGCATATCATGCTGGTCCATACAAGCTCTAATGTCAAGAATATTATATTTGATCGTCAATCATTGGTTCCACGTTGGAACGATGGATCAAGCTCAATGGGTTCATCGGATAAAACTGTGAGCAAAGGTGTAGTGAAGATAATCTTCCAATCTCAAGATTTAAAGTTTTGAAGTAGTTGGTAATTTATATATGACTACAATTGAGCATGATATGTGTGGGAACATGCTGATGTTTTGTTAGTTGAATTAATACATGAAGGTGAAATACATACAAAAGATGCACATGAAATGATTGATTATGGGATGATGTAGATGTAGACAAAAATTGAAAGGTTATGATCTTATAGATAGAGCAAGTGTAAATTATGGAAATTCTAATTTTTATCCGAGGGATGTATTTAGCGAAATAACGTTGAGTAGTACAGTATATAAAAGATTCTCGGAAATTATCTCAAATACGAAATTTAACTGATTAAATATGATATTGGTGCTATAAAATATAAAAATGAAGTAGAAGGAACTAAAGCTGAATATTCTATTTGTATTCTTGACAAATCAATGATACAAGATGTTTAATTATGATTAAATTAAAAAATATATTATTTTGAAAGAGTATTATTCCTAATATTAGATGTTTGATTGAGAATTAAACTAATATTTATTATATATGTCAAATGCAAATATGAACCAAGATCGTATTCGTTGGGTTGGTTCATTTAAGTGCGGTTAACACCGGCAGCGTACCTTATGGATTTATTTGAATGAAAGTGCAACTGGGTAGTGTTGGGTATTTTGAATATGATTGTGAGAAGAGTGCTGAATGGAGCAGCTAAAAGACTGGGTTATCCAATCATTGACATTGAAATGATTGATGTTAATTTTTATGCTTGTTTTGAAGAAGCTGTAAATGAATATGGTGCTCAAGTAAATCAATTTAATATTCAGAAATAATCTATTGAATTTACAAGGATTACCTACCGCAGATAATCCTAAATATTACAGGTATAAATGTAAATGGAACAGGATTACCTTATATAATTCAATTGTCCAAACAGATATGGTAGTGAAGTTGGTGTTGGTGGATATGTTGATATAAAAGAAATACAGTAGTCGCAATTACTCAAGTGTACAAACATATGATTTACAATCAATCGATTGGTACAAGATCTTGAAACTTGGCAAGTCGAGTATCGAAGTTAGAACGTAGTGTTTCACGGTCCTCCACCAAGCATTTGCTCGTATTTATGATCCATTTAGTATGACTGGTATGAGTTATAGTAACGTACTAAATGAAATGGGATTTGCTGGATATAGTCCTGCTGCCACAATTTTTGATGACACCAATCTTTGAAGATTTGTTACGTGGTCAAGCTAAATTGAATTCAATGATATGGTTCGTAAAAGTGTATATAGTTTTGAAATTGTAAATAACAAATTGAAGATTATTTCCAATTCCAACATACAATCACAACAGTTTATGTTGAATATGTTGTTGAAAAAGATAAATGTAATAGTGCATAATACATTTAGTAGTGGAAGTCAATTATGATGTTGTCAGCGATTATAGTAATGTTCCATATCAAAATGTAACTTATTATAAATTAAATTAATGTTGGCAAACAATGGGTTAAGAAATATTTCTTGAGCATTGTGTAAAGAATATGCTTGGTGCTGAATTAGACAAAAATATACGTACAATACCAATTCCTGGTGGAGAAGTATCATTAGATGGTGCTGAATTAAGAAGTGAAGCAACTGCTGAAAAAGAAGCATTGATAACTCAATTAAGAGAAAATCTTGAAGCACTAGTCGTAAAGCTCAAATGGAAGCCAAAAGAGATGAAACTGAAAAAATGACATCAATCATGAAGACCGTTCCATTATTAATTTATATCGGATAATCATTTAGATGCCATTATGAGCTTATTTGGAAGATATTTTAGTCAACGAGACATTAACGCTTTAATCAATTTAATGCAGAATTAGTACGTGATATTATTGAAACACTAGTTGTTTTGTTTCAAAATTGCTGTCAAGTGAAACCAAAGCCAACATAGTGAAAGCAGTTACCAAGCGAAGGAAGAGTTTTTATCCTGGCGTTGAATTAAGTAGCTTTAATTGATACGCGGCGATATTACTACAGATGATGAAGGATTTGGTCCTGATAGAGATCAAAGTGTTGTATTTAAATTCAGAGAATTAAAACATGCCGACGCAAATTTTATCCAGAAGTTGGTGATTGATTTTATTTAATGATCGTTATCATGAAATCAATAACGTTGTACAAGAACAATTTTTAGGTGGTCAAGTCAAATAAATCGATAGTATAATCTGTAATACTCATTATAGTCGTTTGAGTAAGTTAAATATCAGTTGAAAGACAATATAATATGTCATGGCGTGGAGATACATCAAAAACAATCCAGTACCTTCGAATGTTGATCAAACGAAGAAGAATCCTTATTTTACAAATCTAACAAAATAAGGCATTTGACGCTCGAAGAGACAAAGACCCAAGAAAAAATTTTACAATTACACTCATTGGATGTTGACAGCTGCATTGATGGAATATTTACAAAATGTTGTAAATCCAACAGTCGTAGATACAGGTGCAAATGTAAAAGTACCAATTTTATATGGTAGCCCTGAACGTATGGAAAGCAATTCAAAATGACGGATATTATCGAGATCATACAATGGTAAAGTTCAGATTACCAGCTATCATGTTCAAACGCAGTTCGTTTAGTAAAAATGAAAACTTACAAACATTCAATCGTTATCTGACATATCCAGTGATGACTAAATTCACATGAGAAGAATCAATATACGATAAATTTAGTTTATTGAATGATACAGTTGCTCCGTACCAATCAAATATCATGCAGTTACATTGCCTGATCATGTTAAAGTAGAGTATGAATTTATGGTTTGGACAGAATATGTTGAACAAATGAATAGTATTCTTGAAAAAATTAATTTTGCCAGCAGAGGATTATTGGGGAGATCCACAACGATTTAAATTTCGTGTAACCATCAATGATTACACAATACCACTGAAGTATCAAGTGATAAAGATCGCATAGTTCGTACTACATTTTCATTGAGTTTATTTGCATATTTATTGCCGGAAAGTTTTGAAGATCGCAAATCAACCGTTCAAAAATTGTTGACTCCTAAAAAAATTAATATTACTGGAGAAATTGTAAATTCTGCACAAATGATTGCAGTGAATAACAATTTGTCAAAAAATAACGGAACTAATTATACGTTAAAAGATAATATAATTGTTGAAAAAGGAAGTGTTTGGAAAACTCCTAAACCTACAATTTTTTCAGAAAAATCAAGTACTGGAGGTGGTGAAGTGTTGGAAAAAATACGCCAAACATATGCTTCTATGATTGCTACAACTATTGAAAAATGTTGTGATATTTGGCATGAACCTCCCGAAACACCTGATGCATACGGTCAAGAAGGTTGGATGGCGTATGACGGTGATTATCATTATATCTACGTAGATGGAAGATGGAGACGTCAAGCGATAGCAGATTTTGAATAAATAAAAATAAAATTCTAATTTTTAAAAAAATAGCAATATTTATAATGAGATATATAAATAAGGAATCATAATATGCCATATCCAAACACAGCAGCCTCTGTTATTGTCATTTCACAAACTAGCGGAAGCTCAGTCGGTGGACAATTTCCATTTGTTGAAAGACAAATTAGCGGAAGTAATTTATTTTTAGTCACCGATGCAAGTGGAAATTTAATAGGCAGTACAAGTATTCCCGGAGGAAGTTTTACAAATTTAACGGTTACTGGCGCACTGACAGCTAGTGTTATTAGTGCAAGTACGGCAATAACATCTGCTGCAATTACATCTGGTCCTATAACGGCAAGTAATATTAGTGCAAGTGGCGGAATAAGTGCGAGTAGTGTTTTTGATAGTGGTACATTAGTTGTTGTTGGAACAAGCACTTTAGGAACAACAAATGTTACCGGCTTATTAAGTGCAAGTGGAAATATTACAGCAAGTAATATTTTTGATGCGGGTAATTTAACCGTTGTTGGTAATAGTACGTTCGGCAATGTTAGTGCGAGTGCATTTAGTGGTTCAAATCTTACACTTGGAGGATCTGCATTAATAAACGGTGGCATTAACCGGCAGTATTATCAGCGCAAGTGCAATTACAGCAAGCAATGTCGAGTATCGTAAGTTCATTGACGGCTGAGTAGTTCAACCACAATTGCTGGTCACCCAACAGCTGATCAACAACATTAGCGCAAGCGGATTTGTAAGCGCAACGATGTATTTGTTGGACCGCACACAGGCAGCACTTTTTGCGGTACTGCTAGTTGGCCTTCAAAGTGCAAGCAATGCAATTGCTTCTCAAACAGCAGCAACTGCAAATGCGCTAAACACTGCAAATAGTTAGCACGATTGCCGGTCTAACTGTTAATGGTAATATTGGTGCAAGTGGAAACATTAGCGCAAGTGTATTTGTTGGACCTCACACCGGAAGCACATTTTGGCACGGCAAGTTGGGCAAGCCAATGCATTGACGTCTTCAAATTTGGTAGTTGGTAATAAGTTATACGATCAACCAATTTAACAGCAAGCAACATTAGTGCAAGCGGTAATATTAGTGCAAGCAGTGGCTGGTTTAATAATTCTGACAGCCAGTAAACTTTACTGGCACCGGCATCTGTAACAAAATGCTCTTAGTACTAGTATTGCTGCTAATAACAGTACTGCTACGAGTTCAATATATCTCTGTTTGTTGACGGTACTGGAAATCGTCCATCTTATATTGATATTCTAGACGGACTTGCATATATACCAAGTACCAATACCTTTGAGGTGCAAGTGGTCCGATTAGTGGAACAGCAATCACTTCTACTGGAAACGTTGCTGTTAACGGAGGAAGTGTCTACTACGACTGCGGCAAACGTTCAATCTAGCTACAGCAAATGCAACAACAATCAATATTGGTGGTGCATCGTCAACAATTGCAAACATCTGGTATTTTAGATAATACAAATACAGCAGTCGCAACAATTGCAGGTAAGTTGGCGCAATACAAAACCGATGGTGGTGTATGCATTGGTAAAAACTTGATTGTTAGTGGTAGTACAACACTATATGGTGACGTAACAATGGTTGGTACTGGTTCGATTGTTAATATTACTAGTAGCAATTTGGTAATAGGTGACAATCGTATACAATTAAATGCATGGAGTGTTGGAGGACCACAACGTTATACTGGTATCGATGTTTTTGATAGCGGTAGTACCACTGCTGTAACAAGTTCTTTGTTATGGGATAGTTTGAATAATTATTGGTTGTTGCAAAGCAATCAAAGTGGATCTAGTCCTATAGTAACAAGCAGTGCAATTATTTTGCAAGGACCAACAAGCAGTTTTGGTAGTGAATTTTTGTTGACTGTAAACAACTTCTTGAAAGTGCAAACTACAACAGGTAATATGATTACCTCAAGCTTGAGTGAAGTTGGTAATACATTGCAATATGCTGGTACAATTAGTGCAAGCGTTGTAAGCGGTAGCAATTTGTTTGGTAATACAGGAACATTCATTAATTTGAATGTGTTAACCGGAAGTTCTCGG